CACGGTTACTTTGGTCGTCTTATCTTCCAGTATGCTTCTTTCAACAACTCAAGAAGTTTACACTTCTTCCTAGCAGTCTTCCCTGTAGTATGCGTATGGTTAACATCCATGGGTATCTGCACAATGGCATTTAACTTAAACGGTTTCAACTTCAACCAATCAGTTGTAGATGTAAACGGAAAAGTTATCCCAACATGGGGCGACGTTCTTAACAGAGCAAACCTAGGTATGGAAGTAATGCATGAGAGAAATGCACACAACTTCCCATTAGACTTAGCATCTGCTGAGACTACAACAGTTGCATTAACAGCACCTTCAATAGGTTGACACTGTTAGTAAACTAAGATATAATGAGGGGAATTACACCCCTCATTTTTTTATGCGATTAAATATAATCAAATCGGTAACACAATGAACGCAGACGACAATCCATTCTGGGGGGAACCAACTCCAACCGATCTTTGGGATGACATGGATAAATTGAATGAACTTTATGAAGAACTAGGATGGGATCATACAGATTACCTAGAGTTCTCAGTAGAGGGAAGACATATTACCATCAGAAACAAATCACGAGAGGGTAGATGAAACATGGTTCCATTACTAAAAGAATTTCCTTTGACGGAGGTCACAACTTTGACTGAGGAAAAGATCAAGAAGTATGCCTACACTAAGGATGAAGTTGATCGGATGATTGATCATGCAGTTAGGGTAGCAGTAGCAGAAGCACAACGCATTGATGAACTGTCAATGAAGAAGCATAACAGAGACGCTACTGTCATCAGTATGATATTAGGGTTCACCGCACTCGCACTATTCGTAGATGGTTTGCTAAGATTGTTAGGTATCATTCCTCCATTCATGCACATTGATATTGATGTACTCGATAAGATTGTAGAGAGAGTAGAGGGTGATGTACTAGACAAAATAGATCAAATCAAACAAGTACCAATTCAAAAATTATTAAGACGATAACTTATGGGAACTGAAATGCTCGCAATACGAGACTTACTGGCATCATGCCCACCAGTGTATACTTTACCTGGTACATGGACTAAATGTAATGCACTCATACCACATTACAATGCCAATCCAAACATGACGTTTGGTATATCAGTTGCAGTAATCACAGTATTACTGGCAGCGTTTGGAGTGTACAAAGCATTCTTTAACAACAAAGAGTTAGCAGATCCTTGGGACGACCACGATGATTAGTTTTTTATTTTCAATGGCAGGTTTATTGAACCTGTTGTTTTATATCTTTGCGATAGGTGCAGCGATTGCATTCATACTAGAGCAGATACTAAAGGCAAGACCTTTGTCTGTTGACAAGTCAATGAACGAGAGAAATCAGTACATCGTAGAGATCAACAGGAAGTATTGTTTCAGACAGGCATGGATGACCAATGTGTATTGGTTCCTATGTAACATAGGTCTGTACTTCATCTCAAGAAACATGGCAACACCAACAGATACATTCTGGAATGGTTTATGATTGCTCCAAGTCTACTTCATGTAGCATGTCTTGACTCACACAACACAAGTTACTTTTACAAGAGAGAAGACGGTACATATTATTGGTTGCATTGTCGTAAGAATAAAGATGATGTTGAGGTAGATGTAGACCAATTGCAGTTAGATATGTTTGGAGATCCAGACCTATCTAACGAGCACATTATGAAGGAGATCTTAAACGTATAAATCATTCTAATATTACACATTAAGAAATGCTATCGACCCAATACCGTTTAAGATTAGAATCAATTTGTAAAGCAATTGCCTCAGGCACAGAAGTTAGTATGGAAGACATGATATGGGCACAAAAATTATCAAAAGCAAACACCTCAGCAAGAGGTATGCTAAACAAGGCTCGTAGGATGAGTACTGATCCGAACGAGTCTTTTCTTAATCACTTGAATATTGGTGACCCCGATTCAAGTAATCATCTCAGGGGGTTCACAAAACCAGAAGATGTGGTAGAATGGTTTCATCAGGAAAGATCTGACGATTGGAGACAACGTGACTAATGAAAATTGATACGCAAGGGATGTCATTCGGAGACAGTGAGGGTGGTAGATCACTTGAAGAACAACGTGCTGCTATCCCACCACTACAGGTCAGGGAAATGAATCTTATATCTGATGCACTCAAGGTAGAGTTAAAGCAACTCATCAATGAGGTGTTAGATGAAAGAGAACTTGCTAAAAAACTGGAAGGTCCTTATGACTTTCCAGAACTTGATTATGAAGAAGAAACATCTGATGAGTGGCTTTATAGGGGGACATATTGATGCAGTTTCATGGAAGAGATATACAACGTATGCTTCATGCGTGTGAATACTATGCTGCTGTGGCTCGTACACAGGATCCAACCTTAGGGTATCATTACGACAAGACCATTCATAAGTTAAAGAACTATGCACAAGAGATGGACTGTCCAGACTGTTGGGATCCAGACAGCACATGTAATATAGAAGGACACTATCCGAAAACGTGGGACTGATCCCAAGAAAGTCGGAAAAAAAATTCGGGAAATTTTTTGCCCTATAGATTTTTATGTTGATTTGGAATTCAAATTATATAATGCCTTCTAATTTAAAGGAGGATATAAAGAACGCAATAGAGGAAGACCATGAGGATAAGAAAAGGTTTTACTCCTCGTTTTATTCTGGTGATAAGTTTTCCAAGTTGTTGATACCATACTACTCTGGTCTCATTAAAGATATGATGAAAGACTTAGGTATGTTCAAGAGATCTCAGTATGATTTTAGTTTGTGGTGTCAGAAATATAACTCAGACACTGACAGTCATCCTCTACATGCACACTTCACTAGCAATGAGATCATATCCTTTACTCATATCATTGACGCAACTAAGCAAAGGTGTTTCTATTTCATAGATGATGAGGACAATAAGATATACCATACACATCAGGAGAGTGGAGACATCTTTGCCTTCCCTCCATGGAGATTGCATGGTGTTGACCCAGTAAAAGAGGAGGGTGTTGACAGATTGATAGTAGCAGGTAATATAATGTTGAGGTCATATCATAGACCAGAAGATAAAGTATCAGCACACTCCGAAAAGATAGGTAGGGGTCAATGTATATGGAGGTATCATGATTAAGAACTGTCCAGAATGTGACGCAACGTGGATAGATGGTCAGTTATACTGGCAGAGTGGTAAGATGGGATGTCCACATGACTTAGCAGGTTTACTATGCAATGACATAGAGGGACCTGAGTGTATAAATCCCTGTAAAGGATCCACTAGCGGTGCTACGTGGGAACAACTCAGACAAATTATAGAGGAAGAGTAATGTCTTGTAACGATCACGAAAAGATGAACCCAGTAGTACATGTATTACATCATGCAAAAGAATGGGATAAGAAAAAGACCAAGTGGTTTCAAGAAAAATTTAACTTGAGTGACTATCAGATGTTATGCATAGCATTTGGTAAGGGAATTATCATAGGAATACTTCTACCAATAGGTTTATAAGCATTCTCACATTATGTGTGAGTATAAACACCTAGTGATATGCTAAATATTAATATAATTTGGCACTGAAAGGATGAATAACCTACCTATCACATCAACCTTAGTAATTTTTATAACCATTGGCACAGCACTATGGTTCTCCCAATATGCTTGGGGATCTCCTGTCTATTTCGTATGAACGAGGTAGTCTGGTCAATAAATATAATGTGTGCTATACTATTAGTAGCCGTAGGCATAGTAATTTATTGGATTTTTAAATATGACACGTGGTATCCTAATGATCTTACCGTTCACTCTGACGATGTGCACAGCACCGATCACTGATCCACCTGCACACGCTTGTAGTCCTCGTTTGGATGGGAAACCTACTCACTGTCCAGACACACTTGATCTTCCCACGTTACCAAGAGAAGAACTACGAGGTGATCTGGATGTTTTGAACGTAGAACAATGGAATGACATCCATCATATGTTTGTCAGAAATAGAAGAAGAGAGGAGATAGAAAAGAATATGACCATACCCTCAGATGCTATTGACAATGCACTCATGGAGTATTATAATAGTTCTATTGAGACAGATCAATAAATAGTTTTGTATCAACGAGGTACGTAATGAAAAGTATAGAAGACCACATAAAAAAAGACCAAGAGATCATTGATGATCCAATGGCAAATCCTGCAGCACGCAGACATGCAAAAGAAGAACTGCATGACCTAGAAGAATATGCAGAACATCATAAAGAAGAGATTGAAGGTGGAGACCACCACGATCCTAATGCTCTGGAAATATTCTGTGACTTACACCCTGATGAACCAGAGTGTCTAGTATATGACGACTAACTTATGAAAATTTTTATTGATTCTGCTGAGGTATCAGAGATATCTTCAGCACATGTGACTGGTTTAATTGATGGGGTAACAACCAACCCCACACTCATTAGAAAGAGTGGTAGAAATCCAGAGGATGTTTACCAAGAACTGATTGATCTAGGTATAACAGACATCAGTATGGAAGTGGTAGGTAATAGGAAAGAAATGTATGAGGAAGGTCTAAGACTTGCCAAGAAGTTTGTTGCCCAAGCAACTATCAAGGTTCCATGTACACCTGATGGTCTAGCAGTTTGTAGAGAACTATCTAGACAGTTGATTAGAGTTAACGTAACGCTTATATTCTCACCATCACAAGCAATACTTTCTGCCAAGGCAGGTGCAACTTATGTTTCACCATTTGTAGGAAGAGTTGATGACAATTCCTTTGGTGGTCTATGTCTTATCAAGGACATCGCAAATGTATATGCAAAACAGAACTGGAAGAGAACAGAGATACTTGCTGCATCCATCCGTAACGTAAGAGATGTGGGTAGAGCATTTGAGTATGGTGCTAACGTGTGCACGCTACCTCCTAAAGTATTCAATGGTATGTACAATCACATACTGACAGACAAAGGGTTAGAACTCTTCGATGCTGACTGGAAATGTGTCGAGGCCACAACTGTCACATAGGGCTTGACATGATCCCGAAGATAATGTATACTAAATAATAACGCTACAAAGGACTCGAAAGATCGTAACCCTTTGCGTATGTCAAATGATCCCATGTCGGGGATCTATCATCCGCAAGGGATTTTTTATTGCCCTATGCGAGATACAATAAAAACAAAATGATCAAATCAACAATCGCTGCAGTAGCAGCATCTCCATTCCTATTCGCTGGTGCAGCTTTTGCTGGTCCATACGTTAACTTGGAAGCAACAGGTTCATATCCAGACGGAACATATACATCTGGTGGACTAGAAGCAGTCGTTGGATACGAAGGCGAAACACCTGGTGGACTTGGATGGTACGTATCTGGTGGTCCTACAGTGACTCACACAGAAGCTGCTGATGAGTTCGGTGACGTTGAACTAATAGGATACCTTGGTGGTTCTTATGGTAAGTTCTACGGAGAAGTTTCTGGTGTAACAACAGCAGCAGATGACATCGACTTCGGTGCAAAAGCAGGCGTTAAGTTCACTTTCTAAGTCATACTTGACCAACTTGAGACCTCTACATTGTAGGGGTCTTTTTTATGTGACGATATAAAAACACTAAGGTTAAATGTATATTAAGATACAGTTAAGACCCTCTATATAATTTGGTTTATTTAAAGAACTATGAAAGCATTCGCAGTTGCCCTGCTCGGTCTGTTCGCAGTAACACCGATAGCAGAAGCATCAACCAGACTGAGTGGAGCAGGAGCATCTTTCCCTGCTAAGATTTACACTCGTTGGTTCGCTGACCTTGCAAAAGAAAAAGGTGCAGCAAGAGT